GGCTTAACTCCTGAACCTCTATCTGTTATTATCAGTTCACCATAATCTGTATTACCTTCATAGACTGCAAAGGTTGCTTGACCTTGTGAGGTTCTAGCTGCAGCACTACGACCACCGAAAGTACTATAATTATCCCCAGCAGCATCAACACTGGCTTTATTAATCTGTAACCAACTATCACCATCTTGACTAAAATAAATATTAGTACCTGAACAAGCTACTAATCCATCAGCATAAACATGCAAACCTAATATTGCATTAGAACTATTAGGTCTTGTACCATCTCCAAATTGAGTATAACCACTAATTCTTTTGTAACCACCTTTTGTTGAGACTTCAAAGTTTGTTAGCTTTGTTGCTTCTCCCGGAGTACGTAATAATTCAAGCTGACTTGCTATCTTATTCAAGCCTCCTTGACAAGTTAGTGCGTATGGTTGTGATGCTGCCATTAAATATGATCCGTTGATACGTACTTAGGTACTGGATTCATTAAATTAGAACGCATGTGTTTAAGTCCTTTTTTATAATCTTCTAAAGCAAAAGCTGCTGCTTGTGGATTATCTTTAAATTGCCAAAAATGATAACGTGCTCTTGACATTAATACAGGAGTATATACTTCAGGAAAAACTATAGTATCTCCATGAGCACTCAAAGCTGTTGGTAAATCCCAAGCAAAAAACCAAACTCGATAAACTTTATCAGGTATTGGACTTACTCCAAACTTTCTAGCATCAGGGCTACGTATAATAAATCTTGGTTCTCCCCAAGTCTGAGCATTTGCATCATCTTCATTCTCTGATTCTCTTAAATGATCTTTCCATTCCTCAGTTGTAATAAAACTTAGATTTTGGCTAGTATAAGGAGCACTTGCTCCACTTACACCTATAGTAGTTAGATAAAAGTTATCCCAATCTATTGAGCCATAATCTGCTGTAATACTAGAACTAGAAGCTTTTAATTCATACCACCTAGTTCCTGCGACAGTCTCTACATAAACATTACCATAAAAAGGATCAGTTGCTCCACTTTCTCCAGTTGCTAAGAAAGCCCATTGTGGTTCTGCCATAACTATATCATTATAGCTTCTACCGATACAGTCTTTAGCGTATCCTTGTACACCGATAGCACTAGAAAAAGTTGTTGAAGTTAGCTCAACCTCATTAGATTCTCGTAATAGCTCATTTGTTAAAGCTAAAAATGTTGTTGCCATGTTACTTTATACCTTGTTGCTTATCTCTATCTCTGTTTTGTTTATCTTCGGAATTTTCGTAAGCACCTTCAAATTCTGTTATATCTTTGAAGGTTACTTTAGTTCCTGATTCGTATTTACCTTTTGGCATTTACTTTTCCTTATTAAAAATTCTATCATAATTAGCTTTATAATTATCTAAGCTTTCTTTTTTATAAAACTTACCAGATAATCCTAACTTCTGATTATTTTTCTTTTTATTTTTTAAGATTACTGGTCTTTCGTCTGTACTTATCTGTGGCATTTTATGGATTAAATGCTGCTTTAGCAGTTGTGAAAGCTTCGTTCTCTGGTGTTGAAGGATCATCTTTTTTATAAGTTCCTTTCTTAGTTCTTGCACGAACTGTTTTACCAAAGTAAAATTCCATTCTTTTATTAAAATTCTTTAACCAACTCTTTTGGTATTTGTTAAATTCTGTTTGATCCCAACTCATTTTAATTCCTTATTAATGTATGGGAGAGAACATAAGCCCTCTCCACATACTATTCGACTCAATTAGTCAATCGCATAGAAAGCTGAAACTAAAGCTTCGCTTCTAAGAACGTCACATCCGTAAACATGAAGTCCTCTCACGATGTCACCAAAACTGTCAGGATCACGAAGAACCTCAGTTTGTGTGATAGCTTGTGCAGTCGCAGCAGCACTAATATGACCTGCTAAACATTTACCACTTGCTGTAGAAGCAGCAGCAACATTGTTAGACTTGTACATATTAAAGCCACGTAACTTTCCACTAGATACTAATCCATTTCTAAGCGAACCTTGACCTGCGTTATAGTCAACAGACATTAGCTTTGAACCAGACTGAGACAGTTGCTCGTACCATGAAGGAGGAGCAACGAACCATCTTCCTTCTTCAGGAACATTTTGTTCGTCTAAAAGTCTAGCCATGAAAGCCATGACATCCAAAGGATCAGTACCAGTTCCATCAGAACCTGTTAGGTCGATAGAATTAGAACCACCTTGGTGTTGAGCCATAGTTTGGGTAGCAGCAGCAGCATCAGCACCTAATACGTGATCAGGTGAAGAACTTGATACTCCACTAAATAGTTCAGCTATAACACCCTCATCAAAGGCATCTTTTAATGCGTAAGCTGCTGAAGAAGACGCTGCTTCTTTCCAGTTTACGTGAGACATTGATTTTTCAATATCATCAACTTTGAATTTGAATGCGTTAGCTACGTCTACTACGAGAGTTTCTTCTGCATCAGTTAGCTTAGTTTGGGTAACGTCAGCACCTCTTTCATACTGATAAACAGTAATCACAGGTTCTTTAACGATTCTTACAGTATCTCCGAAAGCGGAAATCTCACCGGCATAGTCGGTGTTTGTGATTGCTTCTGCAACCGAAGCTTTTCTAAAGAAGTTAAGAACCTTCTTAGAATAAACCTTCGGCATGAAGAAAGCATTCGTCTGTCCACTTTGGGAGTTTGCAAAGTTACCATTAGTATCCGTTGATTGCTCAAATAGAGCATCGGATTGGTTATACGCCATAATTATTCTCCTTGAATAATATTACTAAACAGTTATACTCTGACTCTGCCTTCTCTTACAGCTTGGTCTATCTCGGCTTCTAACCGATCAAACTCATCCATAGGTAGGGCAGAAATCTCCTCTTGTGTCCAAATCTTAGGCTCATTAGTTTCTACAGTTGTTGTCTTTGTAGACACCATATCTGCAGCATCATTCACCTGCGATCTAGACTTGGCTTTAGCTTTGTTAGGAGTTCCTGTTTCAATACCACTTTCTAATTTATAAAGGTCGATTGCCTTACTAGCAAGAGATGAATTATTAGGATTATTATAAATCCAATCCTTTATCTCTTCTGGTTGAGACTCTGCCCATGTATGAAACTCATCACTATTACGAAGTTCATCAAAGTCTGGATGTTTTGCAACCAAGTCTTTTTCAGCTTCTCGTTTTAGTATTTCTGTTTCACGACTTTGCATAGCATCTATACGTTGTTGCAAATCTGCAACTTTGTCTTCACTTTGCAAGTGGGCTACAGTTTCTACCACTTCATAAACATCAGGATATTCAGATTTGAATTGTTCTAGTTCTTCAACACTTTTAGGAGCTTTATACTCTGGTCTATTAGCTGTTGCTTCTGCTAGTAATTCTTGTTCTCTCTGTTTAAATTGAGAGACTCTGGAATCATAATGTTTTTTAAGGTCATCATACCTTTTTTTATAGTTAGAAGGTTTCCCTTCTGTTACTTGTTTTGCAGCTTCAAGGTCATCACTTTCATCGTGCTGAGTAGTTGCAACTGGTTCAACAAATAAACTATCTGCAGTTTGAGGATTATCAGTAGGCATTACATCTGGTGTATGCCACGATTTCCTTTGATTATACAGATTTGGTTTTGGCTCTTCTACAGTCTTCTCCTGTTCATTTACGTTTGCCATTTTATTCTCCTTATAGGGCTTGTGCTATCTTCAAGGTAGCCTATTCTAAGAACGTCTTCTTAATAGGGGCTTGATCTTACAAGGTAGCTAAAGGTTATTAACTTGATAGAGTGCCTACGCTAATAGGGTAGCTCTATCTCTTTATTAGCCACTTAATGGTTGGTAAAACCTACGAGGACTTGATTTTAACATCTCTTCTTCTACTTGTCTTTTAGTAGGAGCAACTACAGGTACATTCCTTCTAGCTGTCCTAAGTCCAGTAGTTTGAATAGGAGCTATTTCATCTTCCTTTTCAGTTTGTAAGCCACCATAAGCAGCACCTTGTCTTTCATCTGCTCCAGCCTCTGCGTCTTCCATCATACGCTGAAGGTTATCAGCTCCGA